AACAAGCTTCTCTATCTACCGGAACAATTACTGCAGCTACAGCGTCTGGTGGAAATATTGTCTATACAACATCAAATGCTTCAGTAGTAGCAGTTGGTCAAGTAATAACTGTTACAGGCGTAGTTTCCACGGGTAACCCTTCAGCTACTGCTGGTTCAGGATTTAACGTGACAAGCGCAACAGTTACCGTTGCTACATCTACGCAGATTACAGTTGCTGTATCACTTACTGATACTTATACGTCGGGTGGAACTCTTACCGTCGTTGGAGGTTCGACACCTGATTTAACTCAGTGGTGGAACTCAAGCGGAACAACACTAGCTAAAATTGACTCTTTAGGAAACATAACTGTCCCTACAGCGACACTTACGGGATCGACACTTAGTATTAACGGTACATCGCCAACTATTTCAACATCACAGACAACAGGTACTGCAGCAATTCTTAACACAGGATTTACTGGTGGTATTAACATTGGTCAGGCTTCGACAGGAACAATAAACTTAGGTTCATCAACATCTACGGTAGCCGTCGGTGGTGCGCTTACAGTAGGAACTACAGCAACAATCACGGGTGCAACTTTATCCATCAACGGCGCTACCCCTGCGATTTCATCAACCAACGCATCAGCTGCAAGCATCTTTACTGCAACCGTTACTGGTGTAATCATCGGTGCGTCTGCTATTAAGGCAACTGCCTATCCCGCGTCACCTTCAGGAACCACATCAGGAACTGTGACTACATCAGCTCAGATGGCCGGATTCCTAGGCATGCCAATTAACGCTCAAGGTGCGGCCGGCGTTGGGTTGGCCTATACTCTTGTCTCGTCTGACGCAGGCAAGATGATCTATATAAGCTCTACTCCAACAACACCAACAATTACAATTCCAGCTAACTCAGCCGTGGCATATGAAATTGGAACAACATTGGTAGTTGCTAACGATATTGGAGCAGCAACGTCTGTCTCTATTGCAATTACCACAGATACGTTGCAGTTGGCTGGCACTGGAACAACAGGAACAAGAACCCTTGCTCGTTACGGTGTTGCAACGTTGACCAAGGTAACTGCAACTAAGTGGATCATCTCAGGTAACGGACTTACCTAATGAGTGGAGCAATGAGCAGTTACTTTGGTACTGCTAAGCCTGCTGCTAGCGGTGGTTCAATCACCGTTACTGCAACAAACGCAACTGTATTTAGTGATGCAACATACTATTATCAAGCATATAAAACTGCGGGTACATTTACAAATGATTTTGTTGTTTCTGGTGGAACACTTACAGCTGACGTTCTTGTAGTTGCAGGCGGTGGCGGTGGCGGTGGAGCTACAAATACTGGCGGCGGTACAGGCGGCGGTGGCGGTGGAGCTGGAGGAATAGTATGGCTTACAAGTCAATCAATTACAGCAGGATCTTTAACTGTAACGTTAGGTACTGGTTCTACTGCAAACGGTTCTGGAGGCAATTCACAGTTTGGGTCTTTAACTGCAGCGGTTGGTGGCGGAGCAGGAGGATATAGTTCTTCAGGAGCAATTGGCGGCTCTGGCGGAGGTGGTGGTAGCGCAAGCGGTGGCGGTGCTACTGGATCTGGCACAGGAACTGCAACTCAAGGTAACAACGGAGGAGCTGGAAGATCAAACACTGGTGCAGGCGGCGGCGGCGGTGGCGGTTATTCTTCCGTAGGTTCATCAGCAACAAACGGAACGGGAGGCAATGGAGGTGCTGGTTCAACTAGTGCTTCTCCTTTCTATTCAACCGTTTTAGCAGCTGGAATAAACAGCGGTCTTATTGGTGGTGGCGGAGCAGGAGGATCAACATCTCAAGGAACTGCTAGTGCGGGTGGGGCTACTGGATTGCAAGGAGCTGGCGTGGCAAATACGGGTGGAGGTGGAGCAGGAGGCCTTACCGCTGCAAGCGGAGTTGGTACTTTCGGTGGCACAGGCGGTGACGGATTAGTAATAGTTAGATACGCACGTTCACAAATTGTTGGTGGATAGTAGTAAGGTTACCTAAACATACATACTTCTTCTACTCGGAAGTTAGAATGTTATAAAGCAAGAAGTAGCATATCACGTGCAAAAACCTGCTATAATCATACATCCTTAATTTGAAGGGTGTACATCGCTATTCCTTCATTTTATAGGTAAAGTTTTGTACATTAAGGTTATAAAACTGGAAGAACTGTACAATTTATAGCAATGAACAGGAGTTCAAATGGCTGAAGGATTAGCTCTTCTCTACGCTCGAGTGTCTACTCAGATGCAGGTTACTGATGGTATTTCACTAGATGCTCAGGAGAAAGAACTGCGCAACGCGGCGGCGTTGGCAGGGTTTACTGATATGGAACTAGTCCGAGAGGAGGGTCGCTCGGGTAAGTCTATTAAAGGTCGACCAGCTCTTAGGTCATCACTTGAACGTCTTGAATCTGGCGAGGCATCAGCCTTGTTTGTTACTCGCGTAGATCGTTTAGCTAGATCTACAAAGGACTTCCTAAGTATCATCGACAGAGCTAACAACAAAGGCTGGAGACTTGTACTGTTAGACTTAAATCTTGATACATCTTCTTATCAAGGGCGCTTCGTAGTGACAATCATGTCAGCTCTTGCTGAGATGGAAAGATCAGTTATTGCGTCGCGTCAAAGGGAGGTCCACAAGTATCGTAGGGACACCGGAAAAGTTTGGGGTGTAGACCTTGGACCTAAGACAAAAGTGTCTCAGGAGACGCTTGAGCGTATAAGAACGGAACGCGAGAAGGGCATGTCATACCACGCGATAGCAGCAGCGCTAAACGCTGATAACGTCCCGACTGCATTAGGCGGCGAGTGGCACGGATCTACTATTCGTAAGACACTCAACTTTCTTAAGGATAAATAAGAAAGGGGCTAGGTGTTTCCACCCAGCCCCTTGGGATGAACGCCTCTCTCCCAAGAACGCTCTTAATCCGTAGATGAACTATAATATAAAAGTACCTACTTTTTCTTCTTTTTATCCTGTTTCTTTGGTGTTTCTTTTTGAGGTATGTATCCCTGGCAATCATGGGCAAGTACAAGAATATCATCTAGATTACACTCACCACAGGTAATAGGCTCTACGCTATGTACAGGTATATCAATTGAAAGCATACCTTCAAGGAGCTCGGTGTCATCTGATATACGTAGTTCGTCACATCTAATGATCCATTCACGTACGTCTCCCAATGTAGGGGTCGTTCGGTCGCCTATGGCGTTTAGCGAGATAGTTACAAAGCCAGACACGTCAACCTTACTCACTTGCAACTACCTCAGCCTCGACCACGTCAACAACCTCGGCTGTCTCAATAACAGGTTCTTCTACAGGAGGAACTTCTTGATCTCCTGCTCCACCAGCAACAACCTCGTCAGTAGGGGGTTCTGTCTTGTATTCTTGAATAGTTAATCCAATTTCATTAGCAATAGCGCACTCAAGTGTTGCGCCAGAGCTGTCGCGCCAATCAGGAAGTAGAATCATGTTGGTCGAGTTAAGTATGGCTTGAATAGATTTGCGCATATACTCTTGACGTGTTTTATCACCGTGTCCACCATAGAACTCAGCTGGGTTGATACAGCGATAACCAAGTGCACGAACTTCCTCGGCAACTTGATTGAACAATGGGTAATTATAATCATCCTTACCGGTCATAGGACCAGATAGGTAAATTGTTATCTTAGTCTTCTTATTCGTCATGTGGCATGTCCTCTATCTTTTTCTTGTAATTTATAAGGTCCTCTGCACCAAACAAGGCTATGTTTGCAGCAAGCTCTAATCCACTGATAAAGTGGTTGTTTAGCCCACGCTCTTGAGATTGTTCAATTACCTTATTTATTTCCTTATATGTTTTTTCTCGCTGCGCAGATGTAAGTTCTAGTTTAACTTGGTTGTACGTTGACCAGTCGATTCCAAACGGATAGTTCTGTTCTCCCATTGTACCTCTCCTATAGTCTTCCAAAGCGCGTTGCCTGCGCCCAGTCTACATCTCCTGTTGGCACTGCTCTTGGGATAAGTAGACGTCCTTTAATTTCAGCGCGAGAGCCAAGACCTTCGATGTTGTCACCTCGATCAGATAGCTTACGTTGAAACGCTATTTGTGTCATCGGGCGTTCACCACGCTCTTCACTCCACAGTCGATACACAGAGTATAGAGCCTTAATCTGTAGTGATGAACCTTCAGACTCCTTTGTTTCTTCATTTAAGAAGATACCAATGCGATCTTCATTCTTACGATAGATATCAGAAGCCTCGCTTACGACCTTGCACCAACCAAGACCATCACGCGCACTTGAACCAAGAAGCTTAATTGCACCTTCAACTGCCCATGATAGAACAGCAGGCAATGCGCCTTCAGGATCAAAGATATACGCCTTTAATTCTGGATCTGGAGATTCAGGCACCTTGTTCAAAGGTACAGGACGAATACGACGCCACATCGCATCATCAGTAATGATAGGACGGTGATTAGTAGTAATCCAAAGTTTTGCGCGCGATTGAAACGTAAATGGTTTTTCTCCAGGTGAACGCGCGGAGATTTCAGATGAACCTGTAAGTTTCTTAATTGAGTTTTCTTTAATTCGTTCATTGTCTGGGAGCTCGTCAACCCATACCATTCGACGTCCACGTAACTCAGCCCAGTGATAAAGATCTGAACCGTGAGCTTGACCGTCTCCTTGTGCAAGAATAGATGAATCTAAAGGCCAAGCATACTGCTGAGTGCCCATGCACTTAACTAAAGCTTCAACCATAGTGTTCTTACCTGAACCTGGAGGTCCATAAACTAAAAACATAACATCGTGAGTTCGTAAACCAGTCAGTGAGTAACCAGCAGCACGTTGCAACCAATCTTGGAATTCTTTATCTCCACCAGTAGCAAAATCTAAGAACTGCTCCCAACGGATATTACGCATTCCTTGTGTGTATGAAACAGGTGCACGACGGGTAATATACAGGTCTGGACGTCCTTTTAAGAGCTCTCCAGTGCGTAGGTCAATAACTCCATTGGATACACCAAGTAGATGCTCGTCTGAGTCCCAGTTCTCAACTCCAACAAGAATGCGTGGATCTGACGTAGCAGACTCAATTGCACTTGCTAATCGTGAATTTGATTTTGCTTGTTGCGCCCACTTGATAACCTCTGACTGTTTTTCAGCGTCATCGTAATTAACAACCTCAGATGCAATAACTGGTGCAAGCTTCTTTGCAAGCTCGCGCATTTCAAGATTTTCTACGTCAGGCTTCCAATATCCACCGTCCCAGTGAAACCAACCAAGACCTGGAGTGTATCGAACAGCAGGGCCGAAAGAGTCTACAAGACGACGACCATTACCTGTATCAGATAATGTGCGCTTTCCAGGTTCTCCGCCTTCGCCATCACCAATTGCGTCAGGATCCTTAGGAACATCTATATTGGAAAGATTAGATGCGTTTTGTAGTGAATCTCCGTCTTGAATAGACGTGTTTACAGTTCCACCAACAGTTCCAGGTAAAAGATTTGTAGAGTCATTAGTCTCATAGTGAGTTTTCTCGGCTGGCTTCTTTTCAATTACGCCAGAACGCGATTCGTCTTGAGACTTTTGAGCCCACTCCTGTAGCCCTGGCCACATGCGCTCTGTCTTTGGATTATTAAGTACAAAGTCAATAGCACGACGAACGTGCATAAGTAATCCGCCTTGACCTTCAAGAGGCAGCGGAGGACGAACCTTCTCAGCATTAAAGCGAATCATCATTGTCTCAACAGCAAGCTTACCAGCCTCAGTGTGTACTGGGAACTTATTCGCAAGTGCGCAAGTCATAGAGTATAGATCTACGGCACGAGAGCCTTCGTCAATTCCTTCTTCAAGAAGACGTTCAATGTCAACCTTTTCTCCACCAAAGTCTAGTCCGTCAAGCCAACCCCATTCTGCATCGCCTAAGCTCGTGCCAGAACGACGTCCGCGCTTACGAAGTGCAGATAGCAGTTCCTCTGGAGCTTCAGCCATCTCAATTTCCCAAGGTGCTTTTCCTGGTGCCCAGTCATAACACGTTCCAGAGAAGTGTCGTGATGGAGCAATTAAGACATAGCCGTTGTGCTTAATGTCGATTCCCTTAAGACCCGACTTAATAAGATTTCCTACAAGCGCTTCGTTTTCATCGCACTTGTAGAAGAGGTGACGCCCACGCGTTGGCTTTCCGTTGTAGTTATATTCACCAGTAAGCGCCTCAACTGTTGGAGGAAGCGCTCCTTCAAGCAAAGCTTCAAATCTTTCAAATGACGCAGGGCCATCGGAGCGCGGGTCAATGTCAATTACAAAAAATCCACTTGGCTGGCAATGAACACCAACGTTGTTGTCTGCCATTGAGTCCCACCAGTGCGTAACTGTCTCAACGTCAGACGTTGCACGAGTGTTCCACTCTGGAATTGATGGGTGCTTGCCGACATCCTTAGGCTCTCCGTGAGTTCCGTTACATGTACAACGCCCGGCTACAATTCCGTAACATGGAAGAATCTTCCACCCCTGCGATGCATACCACTGAGCGGCTGGCTGAATTCTACCTGTTGCTGACTCCCAAGATGACATGTACTAGGCACGCACCTTCTCGCGCGAAGTTACATGAAGTGAATCAAACCACTTTTCTGCATCGTCCGCAGAGATATAGGCGCGCTCACGACCGGTCTCAGTCGTAGTTATAACTGATGGAAGTTCTCCAGTGCCTACAGCACGAGCAACAGTTCTTGCTGGAATTCCATACGCTAGGGCAACGCTTCTTACGCTCATTCGTCGCTGTGTCTGCTGCATCTTAAAAACCTCTCCATCACGTCATATATGCAAAAACCGTTGATAAATAACTATTATTACTCATCTTTTCCGATGAGCAAAAGCAGTTTAGTTAGTTTGCGGAATTTGTAACAAGACCACTATAACGGGTATCTACCGCATTTGTAACAACGCTTTCAGTAAAGTTTTACAAAGTACACCGATACACCAATTTGCAGTTATTTATCTATCCTACCATACATAACGGTTTATAGTTAATCATTCTGTCCGCGCAATAACGGAAGCGAAGTATATGAGTCCCACTAATACAATTCTGTCTATTGCGGCGATAATTGGCGCATTTACCGTAGTTTTTGGCGCGGTTGTGGCAGTGTATCGAATCGCACGACGTATGGACGAAAACCTAGGAGTAGATGAAGACGGGCGAACACTGTCTGAGCGTCTTAATCGTGTAGAGCACCAGCTATGGGAAAATGGCGGGGACTCACTAGCAGACCGGGTAAACGATTTAACCCTTTGCGCCAAGGAAACATCGGCAGAGGTAAAGATTATAAAGGAAGTCCTATTAACAATGCTAGGACAACCAGCGGTTAAGGTATCACCAGTCAAGGCAGTAAGAAAAAGAAAGTCAGCCTAAAAAATAAAGTATAAAGCAGTTTTCTTGCTTTAGTTTTTAATATAATTACTTTCTATAAAATATCTTTAATGTTACAGTTCTAAGAACTGTTTATTGTACCTTTATAGTTTACTAAATGTACATTTGTAATCCTTCAAAAGTGCTTCCTTAAGTGTATTCTAAAGTGCTCACTTATAGTATATAGTTGTACTCGCGCATTCCGCGTATAGGATACTAGTTAGGGGTAACTATATGTCACTAGCAGAGCGTTTATCGGAAGCAAACCCTGCAGGAGCAGGACTTCCATGCAAAATTGGTACGTTGCTTACTGGAACTCAACTGTCAAAAGAAGACAGAATCAAGCTTGGTGAAGTTATGGATATGCCATATGGAACTCCAGGAAGACTGCCCAACACGGCGATTGCTGCCGCACTTAGAGACGAAGGTTTTGACGTAGGAGACTCAGCCGTAACTAAGCATCGCCGAGGAATATGTCGGTGTTTTGGGTCAAGCCCTAAGTACGGCAAGTAAGGAAAAGTCTAGCAGATGTCACTCTCCGAAAAGCTAGCAAAAGCAGGACCATCAGGGTCTGATCATCGAGTTCTTAACACGCCAGAAAATTGGCGTCCCCGCATGGAGATAGACGAAGACGGCGGCTATCTAATATCTACCGCACGTCCAGAAGGCAACAGCCCAGATGCAGACGATCTTCTCAACGAGTTTAAGTTGGATCCTTCTCAGTGGAAGGTCACCTCGGTACGTAAATCTCGCTGGCAACGGTGGGACGGGGAATGGCTAGAAGCCTTTCGTGCATCTGTTATTCCAGTTGCAGCTGAACAAGCAAGCAAGGAAGACATCGCTGAACTTGTATCTACGTTAGATAAATGGAAACCAGGTAGATCAGCTAAAGTTACGTCAGGTGAACTTGCGTTTGTATTTGCCCCAAGTGATCAGCAGCTAGGTAAAAAGGCAAACGGTGAAGGTACATCAGAGACTATTCAGCGTCTTCTTGACGCTACCGATGGTGCCGTAACACGACTAAGTGAACTAAGAAAGATTGGTCGTAGCGTTGGGACGGTAGTTATCGCGCTACTTGGAGATCACGTTGAGGGAATTGTTTCTCAACATGGACGTCTGCAAAGCCACTCCGCATCAGACATGGGACTTACCGAACAAATACGCGTTGGCCGTAGACTTCTTTTATCTCAGATTAAGGCGTTTGCCCCGTTGGCAGATAGGGTAATAGTCGCGGTGATAAATGGAAATCACGATGAGGTTAGCCGTCAAATGGCACTAGATCCAGCCGAAGGTTGGAACACTGACATCGCAAGTGCGGTTCAAGACACCTGTGCAGAGATCGACGCCCTATCCCACGTCGAGTTTAGATTTCCTTCAAAGGATCACCAGACTCTCGCTGTTGAGGTATGCGGAAGTATGCTAGGTCTGTTCCACGGACATCAAACAGGTAAGGACGTAGTTAAATACCTGTCTAATCAAGCGGCAGGTCAGACCGCACTTGGCAACTGTGACGTCTGGTTATCTGGTCACTATCATCACTTTAGAGCGCTTGACGTTGGCCCACGGTTCTGGGCGCAATGTCCAACAGTTGACCCAGGTTCTGCCTGGTTCAGAGATAGAAACGGATTAGAATCTAATACAGGAGTCTTGACCATGCTTATAGGTAAAGGTCATGATCCCCGCAGAGATCTAAGTATCGTTTCCTAACTATCTAAGGCGGTGTCGTACACATGATACGAAACCGCAGGAAGTCCTCCGATCCTCGCAAAAGAGTCCTCCGCGAGGCAGAAAGTATCGTCACAAAGCCAGAGGTTGAACAATCTGATGACATTACCCGCATTGGTGTAGTGTGGGCTGGAATACTTGACTTAGACGACGTGATACCTCCTACAACAGTAGCGGCAATGCTTTCAGCGTCTCAGCTAGTGATGGCAACAAGCACGTTAGACTCAGAAGCGCATTGGGTTGGAGCAGCTGCCTACGCTGCTATGGGAGCTTATAGTGAGGACCCGGATGAGGTAGATGATGATGGTAATATAACCACATCTACCAAGCAAACAGTAGGTTTTGGCCCGCCAAGTCCATCACAACTTTAGAATCTAT